AGTGTAATGTGGGTAGTTCAGTTAAATCTAAAATAGACTTGTACTCAATCCCACTATTTTTCATTAATTTTTTTACAAAGTTGTTTGCGTGTTTTGGATCATTAAATCCGTTTAAATGGATAACCATGCCATTTGTATCTTCTGCTAGAAAAACCATTGCAGTTATTAATTTATTTTTAATTTCATTATCCATAGTGTGTCTGTCTGTGTCTGTGTGTTGAACTCCCAACTTATATATTCTTAAAAAATGCGGGTGTTTTTCGGGGTATATCCCCATCGATGTTCTTGCATTGTTCCGCTTTTATATGCAACAAACATGGGTCGTAGATCTATATCTTACCAACTAATAGCGTCAATCAACAATTCTATACTAAACCAGGGAGTAACCAGAGAGTTACAGCCTAATGTTCTTGTTTTGTTCGAACTCATACGCGCACCCGAGGATCGTGGCTGCCAGTATAAAAGCACGGAGTTTCTCCACTTAATAATTATTCACTTATTCCTCCATCTATCCATTTGGTAAGCTCGGTACAGATGTTGTTTGTACTTCCTCAATAATCTTTTTAGCATTAACCATATCATTTGGATTTCCCCAGCTTACAGTTATTGTTGTATCTTGTTTTACGTCTTGTTGAATTTTATCGCCAAATGTTTTAGCTGCAAGTTTTGAAGCAAGCCAACGAATATGACTATATTTTTCCCTCAAGAAATGTGTTTCTTGTGGTGTCTTTGGTACTTCCATATCTTCAGCTATTTTATCCAATAAAGTCCAAACGCCAGTTTGTCTTGCTTGCATAATCTTTTCGTGAAGTTCTTTATTGTCTCGACAATGTTTGTAAACAGTTGAGACATCTGGAAGTTTTTTGTCTTTTGTGATTTTTGATAAAGGTTCGCCAAGCTCTAAACGCTTGATGATTTCATTTGTTTGTTTTGGATCCATTGTAATAATTGTTCTCTTGTATAATTTTTAAATTGTTTCAAATTTTTATAAGCTATCAGTTTACCTTCTATTGTTGTTGCTCCAGTAGAAGCTCCACCATGAAAGCGACAACGATAATGGCCACTTTTTTTTAAATACCCTTTTGCTCTACATTGTTTACCAGATGTTCTTGCGATACTTTCGCATTGTATTTTTTTAAGTGGATGACCAGCCATGAATTTTAGATATAAAAATATCCAACTGTACCTTTTGCTTTATTAAATTTTATCAATCTTGTCTATAAGAGTTTTATCTAACTTGCTTTCAAGAGTAAACACAGCTGAAACATACTTCTTCTTAATCGTTGTACGATGGCAACCAAACATCTTACCCAAAGCTACCCAGGAATATCTTTTAGATCTGGCCCAGAGTATCTGTCTTTCTTCCAGTTCAACCAGGGGTAATAATTCAGTTACTGTTAAATCCCAGCAAGTAATCTGTTTGTTGTTTGCTCTTAATTTAAGTTTTTTTGAATTATAGTAACCAAAATCTTTGGGATCATAAGTAAACCCTAGAATATCAAACATTGACGCAGCTTTTGGTAATTTAGGTTTAGGCATAAAGCGTTCAGCCAAGCCAGCCTCATCCAGTATATCCATTATTTTAACACATCTTAACTTCAAGAAGCCACCTTTTCGATGGCATCAAACTTTTTTATAGGTTCATTTACCTTCCATTTATGTTTGGCAATCTTGTCGCCTTTCTTATTTCTATATTCAATATAATTTCCAAATTCAGCGCAATACTCGTATTTTTCGCCTTGATACTCTATTGTTGATTTAGAATGATTAGCGGCTTGGGGGGAGATAAATTTACCTCTTTGATACTTATTAACATTCCTAGCATTATAGTTATATAAGGATGGTTTTATTAATAAATGTCTTTGTGAGACATCACTCCTATCAAATTGAGACTTCAGCCGTTTTATGCGATTTTTCTCTAACTCCACTTGCTGCGATAATAAGTAAAGGTTTGTCGATGATAAGCGTTTTACTGTTATCAATTTTAGTTTGGCAAGATGTTTAATGGATCTGTTAATAGATGCTTTAGAAATACCTAGATCACGCTTAATAGTTGCATATCGAGGATAACACTTTCCATCCTTACTACTCATAAATGAAACCAGGCTAAAATAAACTAATCGATCTATTGGAGTTAATCTTTTATCCTTTAAAATATTAAGATCTCCTACAAAGAAATAACTCAACTAACCTCCTTCTTAACGCAATCTGGGTTATGTTGTTCTTGCAACAGTTCTAATACCTGGAACCAGCCATCTGGAAGCATAAAACTTTCTTTACCCCGTTCTGGTGTTAGCTGCGTTACTCTCAAACTAATTACTTTACGAGCTTCATTAGCTTCATAAAAAACCAGGAATGATGGTAAACCAGCTAAATTAGCCAGAGCTTCAGTAGTTGTTGTTGCCTTCCACGTTTGGCCCCGATCAAAACAAGTCTCGGCCAAATACAATGGAGATTTACAAACCTTGCAAATCCCCACCGCATCGCAATCAATCATATAAACTTGATTTTCTCTGCACCACTCCGAATATGGATCGCCAATATTAAAATAGTTATTTTTAAAATCTCCCCTGGCCACTAAATATCCCCATCTTTTCTTAAACCATTTAATGGATCTTTAAGTTTTTCGTTTTCTTCCTTTAATTTCTTATTTTCAATACGCAGCTCGCCATTTAATTTTTGGTGGCCATCATTAATAGTTTTAAGATTATCGTAGCTCTCCTGGATACGATCAATTTCCTTTTTTAAACCTTCAATATTTTGCTTTTGATCTTTAATAAAATTCTCTTGTCTTATATTAACTTCATTCTCATAAGTTTTATCTTCATCCTTCATACGCACTCCTCTTTTTCAAACTTATCGCCTAGATATTCTATTTTTTGTATGTCATTAGATGGGTGGTTAAAATCGCAACAACCAGCAGCAAATGACATAGGAAACTGATTTACATAAATCATATAAACTTTACAAAATTTTCTAAATTCTGGTGGCCAATTCTCGTTAGCTTGTGCATTTAAAGTTAAAAAAATAAAAAATAAAAATAGATATTTCATTTAAAAGTTATCTCCGTTACTTCTTGCACCCAGGAAGCGGGTATTGTGTTTGTGTTGCCTACTGTGATTGATTGATCTTCGGGATCGATTGTGTAATCGGCAAAGATTGTAATTTTTGATTTTGTTTGGAGGAGCTTATAACCCACCGAATAAGCGATAGCGGGTTCAAGTCTAGCTGCTTTGTCGATTGACATCCAGCTGTTATCAGCAAGACAATCAAGCCACTTAACCTCAACCAACGGATAATCATTTATAGTTCCATTCAATTTCTGTTTTTTTTTATTCATAAAAACTAGAGGGAGGTACTTTGCCTTTTGTTTTTTCTTTAATAATTTTCATAAATTCTGGCCGTGGTATTCTCTCCTTGTTGCACCAACGAAAAACAGTAGAGCCAGGAGACGTGCCAGTAATACCGAGCAAATCAGCTAATTTTTTATGAGATAAATTCTTTGATTTTCTAAATTGTTCTAATTGCATAATTGTTCTGCGTATATGGATTTAATGTCATATCGTCAACAAATGTGCATACGTTAGTTGTGGATATTACTGAATAAGTATGCGATTAATTCAACCATAAGTAATAAATTAACATAATTGAGAGTAACTCGCACTAACACTTGACAAATATATACCTATTGATTTATAGTTGCCAATATGACAATAAAGAAAACAGATTTAAGAATCATAGATAATAAAAAACATAACGAGGATCAAAAAAAAGGTACTATGGCTTTACTTAAAAAACTGTTAGAGGAAAAAAACATACCTCAATTAAAATTAGCAAACGAACTTGGTAGAGATAAAACTACTGTTAATCGTTGGGTAAAAAATAGCCGTGAAATAACATGGGAGAATGCTGAAGCTATTGCAAAAGTTTTAGGTTGTCATCCAGTAGAAATTTATCAACCAGCCGTAAGTGTTGTTTTAAAACATAATTGTTCATGGGATGGATTATTAAAAGATATACCAAAAGAAGAACAAATAAAAATTAAAGTACCTTTTGAATGGTATAACGATCAAGTTAAAGCTGTTCAAATGGATAGTCCAGGTACTCCCACAGATGGCGAAATTTGGTTATTTGATATTCCAAAAAATAAAAAAATTTATAAAAATTGTGTTGGCCAAGTATGTTATATAACCGCCAGTAAAGAATTTAAAAAAAGAAACAATCATAAATTATCTACAAGTGAAGTTATTGGTGGCGCACACGTTTGGCATCCCTTGATTGCTTTGCTAAAGCCAAAAGGAAATGGTAAATTACAAATTGTAAACAGTTATACCGATAAATTATTAAATCCATTATGTGATAACTTAACTTATGATGATTTTGAAATCGCATCTCCCGTTAAAGCTAAATACGACCCAGAGTTGATTATAGCACATCCTAAATAATATAATCCACACTTTCAGTTGACATAAATACATATCAAGGTTGACAGTAAGCATATAATGTTTACTGATTGTTCTAATTAAGTATTTGATTTGTTTTATGATTACAAAAGATGCAGCGTTAGCAAAAAAAATTACAGATGATTTTTTAGATAACATTAAAGATCTGCCAGAGTGGGTAGAACTTTATAAACTTAATCATTGGTCGCCATCACAACTGAACCAGGCAGATGATATTTGGAGTTACAAATATTTATACTTAACCCAGGAACAACGTAGAGCTTTACCAATTAATTCTAAAATGTTTTCTGGAGTTTGTATTGGAGATTTAGCTCAATTAGTATTTGGTAATTTTTTATGGCAGCATCAAGTTGGTAAAGGTTTAGTTAAAAAAGAGATCCCACCACAAAGAAAAGTATTTGATAAAATTTTAGATAAATTTAATTTATACGAACCCGCAGATGAAATAGATAAAGCTCAACATGACGTTAATAGATTAGGTTTAGCAAAAGCATTTCAAACATTAAAAACTGGTTTAAGAGAAATTAATTTAACCTCCCCTATTGAATGTGAAAGATCTGTTTCATTATTTTTTGATGGCTGCATACTTCCAACAATAGGTAGAATAGATCTGGAAGATGAACATAATTTTGTCGAATTAAAAACAAAATGGCGTAAGAAAAATAGACCAAGAAAAGATGGTACATCTAATTATTCTTTACCTAAAATAGATGAAGATTATTTAGGATTTGATGACCACATAGCTCAAGTTGCCTTTTATTATTTTTCTAATTACGAAAAAAAGAAACCTCATTTATTTGTAATGAATGAAGAACAATACAATATTTTTACTCCAGAAAATTGCGAAGCAATGAAACCAGAAAATCTAAAAAAACATCTTAATAGATTAACTATGGTTGCTAAACGTAGAGAAAGAGTAATGCAAAATCATGCGGGTAAAACTACTTGGCATCAAGATATAGCTCCAGACTTTAACCACTTCTTTTGGAAAGGTATGGGAGAACATAAAGATATTGCAATGAAACTATGGGGTTTAGAATGAAAAAAATAAAACCAGATCCATTAGTTATGAATTTACAGCCATGGTTGCTGAACCGATATTTAACGAAACCGAAAAAAAACAATAATAGACATCGATTGCTCCTTGGAATGATTGTTTTTATCTCCCTCTTTATGTTGATAGGTTTTGTTAAATATAGCCAGAGTGATCGTGTAGCGATGCACGATAAAGGTTTTAATACAGCAGTATTCTTTTACCTTCATTCAAACTCTGGCTATGCGAAGGAGCTGCATGGGTAACGTCATTAATTTAATATCGCTTGAAGGTTATCTTAAAAGATTAAAAACAAATGGTGGTATGTGGGAGTTTAAGCCTGGCAAGTGGATTATAAAACATTTGGAAGTAGAAGGATTGGCCCAGCACTACAACATAGAAACAAATATAGATTTAGTACATTGTAATTTAGATAAAGATATTGCAGTAGTTAAAGCAGTTGCTTTATATAAAACTAAAAAATTTATAACACTTGGAGAAGCCTCTCCTAAAAATAACCAGTTTGAATACCCAGTAGCGATTGCAGAAAAAAGAGCTGTGGATCGTGCAATTTTAAAAGCATTAGGTATTCACGGCAACGTCTATTCTTCTGAAGAAATGCCAAATGAGAAACAAAATAATAATGAGAATACAGGTATAAAATTAGATCACGCAGATATTATTGAACAAAGAATTAAGACGTGTACGCACCAAGCAAATTTAGAACAATTAAAAAGTCAGAATAAAGATTTTTTAATTAAATTATCTAAACAAAATTTACCTAGGTTTGAACAATTAAAGAAAGCCTTTGTAGATAGAAACCAGCAATTTACGAAAGGATAAACATATATGGCTGATTTTAAGAAACCACAAGACCCAAACTGGGTGGCTACATTTAGTTTGAAAAGAAACGGAGATAAAAATCCACAAGATCCATCTACTAAAAATAGACCCGATCTAGTCTTAACGGATAGTGATAAAGTTAATCAAAAAACGGGTAAGCCGTATAGAAAAAACTTTACCATTGATGGTGTTTGGATGGAAGCATCTGCTTATATCCAGGAAGATAAATCTTTAAAGATTACTATCAAGAAAACGGGTACAGGTACACCACTTGCACCACAAGCTGATAATAGAGCTGAAATACCATTTTAGTAATTTATGGATCAATATGGTTTAACTGCAAAGCAACTAAAACTTTTCAAGTTTATTAAAAACTATATTGCGAAAAAAAACATATCGCCATCTTATGAAGAAATGAAGATGGCGGTAGGTTTAAAATCAAAAAATTCGATTAACAAAAGAGTAAGCCAATTAGAAGATAGAAAATGGATAAAAAGATTACCAGGAAAAGCAAGAAGCATTCAAATAATAAAGTAATGACGCATCCAGACATATTTAAAGAATTTAGTTATGAATGTCTGAACGAGCAGATCCAGGGAGATCATTATAAAAAAATGAAAGTGGAACCAGCTTATTTTATAAGTGAGAATAAGCTCTTGTTTGCTGAAGGAAATGTTGTAAAATATGTGTGCCGACATCAAAATAAAAATAAAGCAGCAGACATCAAAAAGGCAATCCACTATTTAAAAATAATTTTAGAACGAGACTATCCCGATGGTTAAAAAAATTGAAAAATTCTGGAATGGAAGTGCTAACTTTACTGTTAAAGAAACCTTCCCTTCTGTTTCGGCAGCTTATAAACAAACTATACCTAGCAATGCTGCTGTTTATGAAGTTGATGGTAA